AGCGCCTCGCCCGATGCGAGCGACTACTCGCGGAGGGTGTCGGGCTGGCTGGCGAAGGTGCAGAGCTATCTCGCCGAATAGCGGCCGACAAGGACGCTCTGGCGGCGGTCATCAAGTAGGTAGTGCCCGGGATCCCCCGGGCTTTTTTATGGGAGGTTCGCGTGTGCGATTTCACCAAGCCGGGCGGGATGCTCAATAGCATCGCCGCCTTTTTTTCTGAGCCGACATTTCGCAAGGGCACTCCGGCTTATGCGGTATCGGGGTGCAATGTTTTTAATATTTCGGTGCCTGACATGGTTGCAACAATCACGCTCATTTACACCATTGTCCTGCTGATCGGCGCAATCCCTGGCGTCTGGAAGACGTGGGATTTTTTCAAGGCTCGTTGTCATCACAAGGATGAAGGAGACAAGGAGAACAAATGAAGAGGCTTTATTACTCGGACGCTTCGGATACGCCGCCATCGCCTCCGAAGAACCCGATCACTACGCAATACCCTCAGGACGGCAACAAGGCAACGAAGAAGATGCCTACTGTGATCGGCGCCTACTGGTATCACATGATCACGGAAGAATTCATGGCCGTGATCGAGCAGGCTGGCCTTGAGCCGTCCATCACAAATCTACATCAGCTCGCTGATGTCTTCGCGGATTTCAAGGAACGGGCTTCTAGAGCCGAGGCCTTCAAGAATCAGGCTGAGGCTGCGGCTGATCGCGCGGAAGCTGCGGCAAATGGCGTTGTTTCTGAAACTGCTGAGAAGATCAAGCAGATTCAGGATGAGGGGAGCAAGCAGGTTTCCTCCATCACCGCCAAGGGCGAAGCTGTCAACAGCGACATTGAGGCGGGCAAGGCATCTCTTCAAACGAAGCTCGAAGAGTTGATTGCTCAGCTCGATGCCACTGGCGGCGAGCAAGCGAATTACGTCAAGGCTCAGGCTCAGGATATCCTTGACGCAATCAAGACGAGCGAAAAGAACGCCAAGACATATGCTGACAATGCGGCGGCAAGCGCGGCTTCGGCTTCCTCGACCATCAGCGGTGGCAAGCAGGCCATTTCTGATGCCAAAGACGCGGCGGTTGAGGCTGTTGGCAATGCTCAGAAGACGTCCGTTTCTGCGGTTCAAGCGGCTCAGAAGACGGCAACGGATGCCGTTGCGGCAAAATCCAGCGAGGCTCAAACGGCAATCGCGAACGCTCAGAAAGCCGTTGATGCCTCTGTGAGCGCGGCTTCTGCTAGCGCAACTGCGGCCAGCAAATCTGCAACCGCGGCGAAAGCGTCCCAGACTGCCGCGGCTTCAAGTGAATCGAATGCGGCGGCATCGGCAGAATCGGCGTCTGATTCAGCGAACGCGGCACAGTCTTCTTCAGTATCGGCGGCGGCGTCCAAAACCGCGGCAAGCGCCTCTGCGGCAACAGCTACCACCCAGGCATCGGCGGCGGAAGGCTTCGCAACGCAAGCCAAGGCGAGTGCAGAGAAAGCCGCATCAATAGCCCCCGAATCCTATACCACAGTCGAAGTTTTCAACTCATTCATGACCTCGATTTACGAGGCATGCGATGAATTCATCAAAGGAGTGTAACTATGACGGTAACTTTTACAGACCTCAAAGCAAAGGTCAAAGAAGCGCTTACTGCGTGCAAGTCAACGATTGAGGCGGAGCTCGATAACTATGCTCTCTCTTCAGCACTTGCGGAGTACGCGAAGAAAGCGGCAACGCTCGCGGGCTACGGCATCACGGACGCCTACACCAAGTCTGAGGTTGATAGCAAAGTAGCCGCCGCGGGCTCTGGCTCGTCGGTGGACCTCTCTAACTACTACACCAAGTCTGAAGCGGACGCGGCGATTACTACAGCGATTTCCGCGATCACTGACGGCGACTCTGTGGGGTATTAAACCATGACGAAAGTTCTGACAGATCCGAAGTATTACACAGCGATTGCGAACGCTATCCGAGCGAAGAACGGAAGCACGGCGATCTATAAGCCCTCAGGCATGGCGGCAGCGATCTCGGCGATCCAGGTGGGGGGCGGGAGTGCCGCCATGTATCCAAAGATCAGGGTCAAACCGACGAAAAACCAGGTGATCCGGGCGACCCCCAAAATTAGGTCGGACATAAACAGCTCCATAACTTCTAATGATACAGATTCGGATGGGGATGGATATGTTGATTTCGATTGGCATTTGTCGCACGGCACCCCTATTCAATTTAAGGTAGCCGTTTCCGCCACCGACAACCGCAAGTATGTCTGTGGGAATCTCATCGTGAATGGAGAGAATATCGGCTCAACAACAGCGACCCTGGATATTGATAAAGACCTCACCATTGAGGCGGAAGACGCTCGGCTGATAAGTAGCTTTATGCCTGAAAGCTATGCGGTTCTGTATTCGAGGAATGCAAGCGACCATGTGCTGCGGGTAGTCTCTCCGTCACTCTCCGGAGGCGAAGAAGCCGGTACGGCTGTAGTCGAAGGAACTACCTCGCTGCTGTGCAACGTTACAGATAATGCATTTAATGCAATCAACGGGCTGAAGTTGTTCGCAAGTGGTGACGGTCAGATTCAGGAAATTCCTATTACCCTGCAAAAAGGTACCCCTGTTTCTGCAGACGTATCTGGAGGAGAGCCGATGGCTATCCTTGCGGCCTCAAGAAAGGAAGCAATGGCCATTATGGCCAGCCTCGGTTAATTGATCATGTCCGCAAAGAAATCACAGCGCAGATGAAGGGGACTTGCGCCAATGAAAATGTTCCGTTTCGTGGATATCTATCGCTTTGTGTCTGTGGCGGACGCCACTGAGGACGCCAATGGGTGTCGCCATTCCGAGAGAACTGGGCAATTTGTGAGCGGGAGTGGGAAGAGAGATTCCCCAATTACCCGGCCTAAAGTGGAAACGAACTCAGAATCTGTAGAAGAAGATAAAAATTTAAAAATTGAGAAGGCATCGATTCCAGCTGAACCCATAACCAACGAGCAAATAAAAAACAGCGCGAGGATTGCCAATCAGGATCTTGGATTGGGTAAGGATCCAGGTAAAGTGTTACAGAAATATTGTCAATCAATGAGAGGAATCTTGCCTGCGAAATTACCGGAGGTTGGCGAACAGAACGTAAAACTAGGAGTGAGTTTGTACAACGAACTTAGAGGCGTAATACGGTTGGCTTCTAGAAGAGGGAAAGAAGCGGCAGTTAGCGAATGTAGGGATTACATTCTTGTGATTGGGTTATTGCCGAAAATTTTCAAAAAGGGGGATTTTTCGGGATGGCAAAAAAACTTCCATAAGGAGAAAGGAAAAGATGTTTTAGAGAAAACCGCATTTTGCTATGCGAATTATGAATTGCCGATCAGGGGCGAAAAACCCTTGCATATTATGGTGGATATAAAAGCCACGCATAACGGAGGATTAAGCGTTTACTCTTTGATTACTTCAAAACAAAAGAACTGGGAAACAAAAAAGGAAATGATTAAGAGTAAAGGGGAAAGTTTTGAAAATATAAGAAAGCTAATACCGACAAAAGATGAGAGTAATTTGAAGTGGACTTATGAAATAGTCGGTATCCGGATCGTATAAAAGAAATGGGGGGTAATCCTTACGAGTTCCTGCCGTGGATTCACAGGAATTATCGTGGTGTTTATCCCCCCAGAGCAGGATGGTTTGTACCATAACGTTACACCACGCCGTAGTGGGAGCCTAACCCTGTTCCTTGTCTTCAAGTTTATCTCTTTATCCGAAAACGTTCAATACTTTCTGCTAGGCGCTATGCTAGATCTGATCCCCGACTTCTCTTCCCGTGTACTTTTAGCAGTTGGCGGGATTCTGGGAGCCTTGTGCTCCTTTCTTTTTGGCCCGATCGATGACGCGATTGAATGGCTGTTTGTTTTTATCGTAGCCGACTATTTGAGCGGTACTTATGCCGCGATGAAGACCGGGCAGTGGAATTCCCGTACGGGGTTCCTTGGCATCACCAAAAAGATCGTCATGCTGAGCCTCGTGGCGCTTTGCCATGGGCTGGATATCACTTCGGTTATACCCTTCGTCAGTGTTAGGGATGCGGCGGTCTTTGCTTTCTGCCTGAACGACTTTGGCAGTATCTTGGAAAACATTGAGCGCATGGGGTATGGATCAATCATCCCGGCACCGGTCCGCAAGATGCTGAAAGCGATGGAAGAGCGGTCAGAGGCGATGGCGTCAGATGTGGTGAGCGGGGGAGAGATTCACCGGCAGCACAGAGACAAATAGAAGGATAGGGGCCCCTCCCCATCAAACGAAAACCCTCGAGAGGAACGAACTCCCGAGGGCTTTTTTTATCCCACTTTACACACAGGAACTTCTGCACAACGCCAGTATAGCTGAAATTCAAAAACTAAAGCAAGAGGTTGGTGTGCTTATGGATATGCAGAAAGAGCAGGAAATTGAAAGGCGTGTGCGGGCCGAATTTGAAGAGAAACAAAAGGAAAGAAGAGAGTTCTTGCTCGGGATTGTCAGGGCGTTTATTGCCCCAGTCGTGACAGCAGTTCTTGTCCTTTGGCTGACAAAATAAGGAGAGATCATGGCTGAAAAGAAAGAATTTTCGGTGTGGGACCCGGCGATTGCGGTTCCCTTCATTAAGTCGAACGAGGGGTGCCGGCTGGCTTCCTACCGGGATCCTGCGGGGGTATGGACTGTGGGTTATGGCTCTACACGCCTGGAATCTGGGAACCCTGTCATCAGGAACATAAAGATTACTCAAGAGGAGGCAGACGAGCTTCTGGAGTCTGAGCTTTACCGTCTTCGTGATGTGCTGTCCCGATCTGTCAGGGTCGCGGTAACGCAAGGGCAGTTCATCGCTTTGTTGGATTTTGCATACAACTGTGGCGCTGGGGCACTCCGCAGATCTACTCTCCTCAAACTTTTTAATGCCGGCAAGGTAATTAATGCGGGGTATGAATTCAAGCGTTGGGCGCGAGCGGGAGGGAGGGAGCTTCCGGGGTTGGTAAGGAGACGAGAGGCAGAGAAGGAGCTCTTCCTCAGTTAAAAGAAATCCCCGGAAGAGTTGCAGCTCTTTCGGGGACTGAGCAATGTGTACATATGAGGTCTGTACGTGAGAGATGATACCAAAGAAAGAATAGATAAGCTAGAGGCTTTTATGGATGAACAGAAGTTGAAACAGGCTCAGCAAGCGGCTATCAGCGAATACAAAAAGGAGCGTTTTCACTTCTGGAAAGAACTCGTGCTGGTCGCCTGCGCCGTTATTGGGGGTGTGCTGGGCGTCATCGGTTTTATCCGATCTCTGTAAAAATCCCCGGCAAGAGCGGCAACTCTTCCGGGGATGGAACGAATCATAACAGAGACTTAAGAAACGTTACACATAGATGGACCACATCTACATGAAAAATTATATCAAGCGCAATGAAAATTTGGGGCAGCGTATGAGAGATATGGAACTTAAAGAGGCATTTTTCAGAGGCGTAGCCACTGGGGTTAAGTATTCAGCTCTTGCGTTTGCTGGTGCTACAGGGCTTGTCTATACGATTGTTCAAATCGTGCTTGCTTTGAAATAACCGAAAACAGAAACCCCCGGCAAAAGCCGGGGGATGACGAGAAGCGAGGACGTAGGGCAAAAAGGAGAAAGTTCTCGTCCCAGCCATTATAGCTATATTAATGGCCCAGGTTTGCCTGATGATATAAAAAAGCCCCGGGAAAGCGTGTGCTCTTCCGGGGAGGCCAATCGACTGATTTGATAAAACCACGGTAAGGAAATAAACCTCACGCGAAGCATTATAGCAAGGTTGCAGAGGGCAGGGGCTCCCTTTTGGGTAGCTCTTCAAGAAGCTGATTGAGTTTTTATAGAGGCAAGTATGGGGAAAAGGGGGCTAGTCATTACCGGCGTCATCATTGGCGCTTTGATAGCGTCTGCGTTCTGGGGGTACTCCAGGGGGAGATCCTCGACGGCGGAGAAGTATGAAGCTCAGATCAGCGAGCTTAAATCTGATTGGCAGAAGCAGACCAGGGCGGTAGAAAAGGAGGCGCAGGAACGCTATGAGAAACAATCAAGACAATTGGCTGATGCGCTTGCCGCGCGAGACAAGGCTTTATCTGACGCTCGCGCTGTGCGGGTTACTGCTGTCCGGGTGCGCGACGCCGCAGACACCAGAGCCAAGAGTGATCTGCAAATCGCCCGAGATACCGGAGACCGTACTCAAGAGCGCCTCGCCCGATGCGAAAGCCTACTCGGAGAAGGCGCAGAACTGGCTGGGGAGGGTGCAGAGCTTCTTACAAGAGTAGCCGCGGATAAGGATGCTGTTTCTCATCAGTAGCAAAGAGCTCGGAGCAACGCCCCGGGCTTTTGAGGTTATGAGGCCGAAAGGACAAGGTGAGCAATATACCCAGAACGGGAATCCCCGGACTCCTTGGCGAGGTTGTCCAGCCGCCTCAGAACGCGTTTCGGGAGGGTGATGTTCACTCTCTCGGCCTTGTCTGAGATTTTGGACATATCAATGTCAACCGAGCCGAAGACCCAGCCCTTGTAATCAGGATTCTTCACGACATCATCCATGGCAGATGGAGCTGGAATTTCAAGACCTTCATCAGCCATGGCGTCCATCCACGACTCGGCAGCCTCTTTAGCATCCTTGAACGCGTCCTCTAGGGTTTCTCCAGAGGGGTAGCATCCGGGAAGGTCGGGAAAGATTACACCATAAACGCCGTTTCCTGTTTCGATCGCGCACGGGTAACGCATTTACTGCCTCCGTTGTTCTTGTGCGAGAAAACGGACGAGGGAAGACCCCTCGCCCGACCAACTGGCTTAAAATTTTATGCCTGACTTCTTGGATATGTCTTTCAGTTGCCCGATTGGCACATCCTTGCGCGGGTGAGTGATCGTCACGATGAACTGAAAACCGGCTTTTTTTGAAATTGTGATGATCACCTTTCACGCTCTGGAGCCTCCAGCCATCCGCTTTAATCCTGCTGATTACCGTGGAGCTATCCATGGTTTACCCCTTGTTAATCAACAAGATCTATTATACACATCAAATACACATTGTAAAGGATGTAGCCTGAGCGGCTAATCCGTTATCTCAGCAGGGGTACAAAGATAAGTATTAGCGGGAATAAAAAAGGCGCCCCTGAGTTTCCTCAAGGGGCGCGCGCGGTTCTCTTGCATCTTGGCCTCTTATTAGGCCGTGCCAGTCTTACAAGGGGAGAGCTGGTGCCCACATGCGAACCACAGAGACCTTCACAAGACCATATACATTATATATGTTGGAGAAGGGGCAAGCCCCCTCTCCTTGAGCTTTGCTTACTTCATATTAAGTTTGGCTTCGATAGCGTGGATCCTTGCCATCAGAGAGTCAATCTTTGACGTAGCGGCTTCCAGCTTTGAGTTGGAAGAAGCCAATTTTGCTGACAGATCCCGGTTTTCAGCTTTGAGAGTGCTTACCTGCTGAGTAAGTTCCGCTTTGTTCACCCGCACGCTGTCGCCTCCAAAGCGATAATGCACGCCGAGATTCCCCATCACATCACTGCCAGAGGAGATTGATCCTCCCAGGCTGACCATAAAGTTCTCCGTCGGGCGGGCGAAAATACCGAGAGCGACCGCTCCGTGGCTGTGGTATTGACCAAGGCCAAGAGAGGCGGATACCAGATGATTTTCATCGAAGTCAAGCGGATGCAGTGCGGCAAGAGCAGCCGCATGCGCGCCAGCACGATAGATCTTGCGATTAAGTTCCGCGCTGCGGTTATACAGTTTGGAAATATCATCAGAGTTGTGCTGAACCGCCTGATTTGTCTGATACAACTGGCTGCCATTCACAGCATCAGTAGACGCCGCGGAAATCGTCCCGGGGGCAACATTCTTTATCTTTTGGTTCTGGGCATTGATCCCATCAGCCGTCAGATAATGATTGGCATTCGTGATCGCGGTTTTGGCATCAGCAGACAGTCCCACGGAGTAGATGGTTGCCCCGGTATTGGTTGAGGCATTTTCCTTCCGTGTTGTGATATCGATATAGCCCTGGCTGGTAGATTCCACCTTCGTAACGGAATTCTTCAGCTGCGAGAGGTTAACCGCATCAGTGTCGTTTTCGCCAGCAGCTATATTCTTGATGGTTTGCCCGCCATTATCTAGTCCATTGGATTTAAGGCTTACCGTTGTGCTGTCCTTGACGATGGTTACGCCACCAGCAGAGATAGTCGTCTTTGCGGCGTCAGCCCCAAACTCCGCGCTTTCCATGCCGGTGAGGTTCTTATTCAGCCCAATCGTGTAATTGTGGGAATCAGCCGGCTGTTCCGTCACTGTCATGTTCGGATCGGTTGTGTTGACATTGGTGGTTGCCGCGGATGCCGCTTTCTTAAGCTGTGCCACATTGACAGCATCGGTGTCGTTCAAGCCCGCCGCCACCCCCGTAATCTGCCGAGTTATACCATTATCAACCTCACCGACTGAGACGGCTGCTGCTGTTGATTTCCAAGCAACTGAAGTTTCTGTAGATGCCGCGCCGGTCGAAAGGTCGTAGCCAGCAACACCAGCTTCAGTGTTGGCGACACTGAAGGAGCCTAAAGCAACACCGTTATTAACGGGTGCTTCAGCTCTGTACCCAAGCGCTGTAGAGGTTTGGGCACTGGCTCTAGCAGATGCCCCTAATGCAGTAGACCACCCTCCCGTGGCAGAAGCCTTTTTGCCAATAGCAATATCGTAAGTCTTCTCTGCTGAAGCGTTAGAACCCACGGCAACAGTCCAATCTCCCTTGGCGGTGGACTCCGTCCCTACAGCAACTGCGTTTTCACCAGAAACAGTGAGCTTATTGCCTATGGCAACTCCCCATTGTCCGCCATTGTCGTCAGGACCGATAACGGTATTTCCGTGCCCCAAGGAAACTCCCAGAGAATCAACTACGGACGAAGTACCTACAGCGATACTTCCACCATTAGCGGTATTGTTCAATCCAACAGCTACGTTTTGGTCTGAACCGCTATCTCCCCACTTTGTATAAGTCCATTGCGTTCCGTTTTGAACGGCTGTATAGCCAACAAGATTACCAACGCCGATAACGGTGTTTTGATTGCCCACGACCTTGGTCAGCTTATTATCATAATTTGCGTAATCTGTGCCAAAGACAGCGTTGTGTGTGCCGTCAACCTCTAAGCGTTGGCCAACGACAATGCTGTTATTGGCACCGTTTTTTATTCCAGTCAGAGAGTTCATATTGCCGATAACGGTACTGTTGTTACCGGAATTTTTTGAGGCGATACCCAGAACAATACTATCAGTGCCAGTGGCGCCATCATTATCATAGTTAGAATCTGCTCCAGTGTTTGAGCTCTTTACAGAGTAGTAATGGGCACCAGCAGATGTAGAGAGAGTATCCAACGCAGAAGTGACGGCAAACAATTGGCTGCCATTGATGGCGTCAGTTGAAGCGGCACTAATACGCCCCGCGGCAACGTTTGTAATTGTGCGTTCTTTGCCTGCAGAACCAACGCTAACTGTACTAGTCGGAGAAGTGCCAGCGAAATTGTACGAAGTGCCTCTAATGGTTATATTGGTGGTTGTCTCCACTTGTGCTGCAGTAGAGCCGCTACCAAGTGCGACATCACCCTCCTGGAAGATATCGGCATCTTGGCCAATTACAACGACATTGCTCTTTGTAACTTCTTTGTTCTCGGTTGAAGAGCCTATGATGACTGATTTGCTTGCTCCTGTGAGCTTATGATTGTCACCAGCAACGATATTGCTTTCACCGTCTGTAACAGTGTTGGAAGAGCCAATAACAGTCACATGCTGAACGTTGGTCGCCGTGTTCTTGTAGCCATTCAGCGCGTTGTAATGGCTTACGGAGCTGGACGAGCCTTTGAGCGTATTGTTAACGCCGATCAGCTGAGAGGCCTGGGTGTAATCGGCAATGTTGCCGCCGCCGATAGCAAGAGTTGAGCCGCCTTCGTCATTGTGAATTGCGGTGCGCAAGTTCCCTGCAAGCTCATTAACAGAGGCAGAGGCCGTTTGAGTGCTAGAACTAACGGAGGAGATCTTTACGACTGAATTGGTAATTTCGTTGCCTGCACCGAAAATCAAGGCGCCGTTTGCATTGTACGTTCGATTAGCGATACCTACAGTGCTATTTGCAATGCCGGAATAACTGGTACTCATAAAGGGTGCACGAACTGTGGCGGATTCGTTGGTATTCAATGTACCGACAATAGTGGACCCAAAATTTTGTGCCGCATAGGAAAGAGAGTTACCCCCCCCCTGTGCCATTGTATCCACTGGTCGCAATGTTATAAGCGCCAAGAACTGTTGAAAGGGTACCTCCTGCATAGGCATTACTTCCCAATGATGTTGCACCAGGAGCGTACTGGAGAATGTCGCGATTCGAGTTAGAAACGGTTATATCCCCCATGGCTCCTACGTAGTCACGCTGGCCAATGCTGGTTCCTGTTGTAATCGCATAGGTATTAGCACCGATTGCAATTCCCCCAGTGTAATCTGCATGCTGTTTTCCAAAAGAAACGGCAGCAACGCGTCGTCCCAATTCGTTATAGGTATGAGCCCCTGCGCCAATAGCAATGGCACTATCATTTGGGGCAGAGCCATCAGAAATCGTTTTGGAATTAACCCCAATAGCTATTTGTTTTTTGGCGTAAGTATCGGTTGTGCTTCCTGAGCCTATAGCAATTCCTACACCGTTCCCAGGGGGGTTGGTAGCAGGGGCCGCCCAAGCCGGCGTCATGGCAAAAGACGAAGCAACAGCGATAGCTATAGTGGTTATCCTGAAGTGTGAAGACCTTGTGCATTTTTTCTGTGTGCGCATGTTTTTCTCCTAATAGTAAGGAAATGTATGGATATACGATAAATCATTTCTCCCCCCTCAAAATTCTGGGGTTTACCCCTAATTGTTGGGGAACATAGGGACTTATTACCACAAACTAAGCCACAAACAGGCAACAACATCCATTTAAAACCCTTTGGTAATAGGGGTATCCGAGTCCCACCACCGACCAAATCCAGGAAGGGAGGTAACGGAAGTTACCTCCCTTTTCCTTTATCAGCCTCCCGAAGGCACATAAAAAATCCGCGGTCGCCGGTGAGCGATGACGCGGATATTTTTTTGCGGGAAAGAGACCGCGGGGAGTCAGAACGTCACTTCTGTCTCATCTTCCTTCGTTTCTGAGGCTGCGGCAGCCCGTTCGGCCGCTCGTTCAGACGCCCGTTCGGACGCCTTCAGCATATCGAGGTCGCCCTCGTGCAGCAGCGCGATAAGAGCCTTCGCTTTCGCGGCGGCGCCTTTCCGGCCGTAGATCTTCGCGCAGTACGTGTCGAGGAGTTCCTCAAGCGTTGTCTCATCATCGTGCCCCGAGAACTGTTCATCGAGAGCGATGATGCGCCGGCCGTCAGACTGCAGTGCGAGATCGAGGTAATCAAAGCCGGACGGAAGAATCCGATCCGGAGTTTCCACCACGATCGTACGGATCTGGCGGTTCTTCAGAAGCTTCTGGAGACCGCGGCGGTTTTCGTTTGTTACGGTCGCGATTTCAGAAGCCTTATCGATGACGCTCCAGCCCATGCTGGCCGCATAGACTTCGAGCCGTCTCATCTGACGCTTCAGACGGTCCTTTTCGGCAGCCGAGGAGACGCGGGCGTAGAGCCCCACGCCGCCGGCTGCCGGCACATCATCCACAACGATGGTGCCGGACGGGAGCTGGCAGGCGGGAACCGGGAGTTTTCCGGTCTTCCACATTCTCCAGGCAGTCTGATAGCAAATGCCCCTTTGATGGGCCCAGGCGGATAGCTTCATGGATAGGGAGAGAAAAAATCTGAACAACTAATCAGTCAATGGCTGAAAGTATAGACTCAGACGCCTCCCGGCGTGAGAAAGATCCCCGGAATAATTGTGTTTTTGCATGACCGGCTGTTCCTATGCCATTATCATTAACCAATTACTGATTGAAAACGGCTTCTGCATAAGAACGCTGAACGCAGGGGCCGCACGAGGGATTTGATGCACATTCTGATTTCAAACGACGACGGCTACTCCGCCCGCGGCATCCAGGCGCTTGCGAAAGCAATGACGAAGTTTGGCCGCGTAACGGTCTGCGCGCCCGAACACAACCAGTCGGGAGCGAGCAACTCCCTCACGCTTCAGCTGCCGCTTCGGGTGACCGAGGTGGCGCGGGACGTCTATGCCGTGAGCGGCACGCCGTCTGACTGCGTGCACCTCGCCTTTACCGGGATTCTGAACGACCGTCCGGACCTCGTCGTGTCCGGTATCAACTCCGGCGCCAACATGGGTGACGACACGATGTATTCGGGCACTGTCGCCGCGGCGATCGAAGGCTACCAGTTCGGGGTTGACTCGATCGCGTTTTCGCAGATCGACCGCGGGTGGATGGAACTTGAGTCTGCCGCGGAGGTCGCTCAGACTGTGGTAGAACAGTTTCTGAATAAGAAGCAGTCCTCCGATCCCGTGCTTCTCAACGTCAATATTCCGAACATGCCTTACAGCGTGCTCTCCGGCATCAGCGTGACGAGGCTTGGCCGCCGCCACAGCGCGGATCATGCCGTACCGGAGCTCGACCCAAGGGGCGAGCAGGTGTACTGGCTTGGACGGGCCGGCAAGCCCCGTGACCAGGGACCGGGAACTGATTTCTACGCAACGCAGCACGGCTTTGTCTCCGTGTCGCCGCTGCAGATTGATTTAACGCATTACGGCCGTCTGTCGGCGACCTCATCCTGGTTTGATGAGGCGCTTCCGGGGAAAGGCCATCCGTAACAGACTTTAGGGGAGAGTTTCATGTCTTCAGCAGGTAAGCTTTTAATTGCCAGCGCGCTTGCCGCCGTTTTCGCCACGGCCTGTACGTCGACTCAGATTGCTCCGGTGTCGGATAACAGCACCTCGGGCACGATCAAGTCCGGCCCCGCTTCCGTGCCGGCCGCGCCCGCCGCGTCCTCTTCCGGCGCTCAGGTGGTGCCGCTTTCAGGCGGAAGCGGATTCTCCGGTGGCTCTGCCATGTCGTCCGCCGCTCCTGCCGCGTCCGGGAACACTTACACCGTGAAGGCCGGCGACACGCTTTACCGTATCGCGAAGAACCACGGCGTGAACGTGAATGAGCTGATGCGCGTGAATGGCATCTCGG